TGTCGCCTACAGTGCCTTTGCCAGACCCAATAAGTCCTACTAATCCTACGATCATGTTTATATTATAACAAGTTTATGTGTGTTAGCCAATAATAAAGCTGAGTGGATCACTACCGTCTACATAGTTTTTAAGTTCTTCGTCTAGAACCTGCATCTCGTTCGTTGCTTCTGCCTTTAGGGCATCGCCATTAAGAGTTGAGCCGCCCTGTGGGCCAGCTATTGTAGCGAACTTGCTACGAGCTTCGCCTAGTGTAAACTTGGCTAGTGCTAGAGCATAATCCTGTATCCAGGGCTGGGCGTGTCTGTCCTGTAGCAGTGTAACATCAGGTCTCACATTGTAAACCCAGAGGATAACCTGCTCGCCACTAGCACTAAACTTACGAAGCAGTGTAATGGTTTTAGTTACAGGATTAAACTCAAAGTTAACGAAGCCGCCAAACAATCTAGCACTTAGTTCCTGATACTGGTACCACATCTCGTATGTGGCTTGTCCGCCTACACGGCCTGCTTGTAACAGGTAGGTGTTAACAAAGGCTGCCTCAAAGGGTTCGAAGTTAGTGCCTGTATCAGCATTGCCGCTACCTACACTGCGGCGAAATACCTGCCGTACACTCTCTACCTCGTTGGGTAATACGTACTCTTGCTGTTCAGCAACAATAGGTAGAAATAGATAGCTACTTTCCACACTGTTGCCTGCTCTCTGACGATAACGACGCAGGGCTTGATTGATACACATATCATAATGTGCTGGATCAAGTTCCACATCTACCATATCTCCGCCTAAACGAAGGTATATGTAGTCCTGTATGTCTTTTCTGAGAGTAGTAACATCAACTGCCATAGTGTGGATCCTTTGCTAGTGTATTTATATGAATCCACACTATGGCATATTGGTTATACAGCCTTAAGAATCACCGTGTCTGCGTTAAGACGACCGTTCATCTTGGTTGCTACAGCGTTGATATCATCAAGGAACTTACGCAGGGCAACCTTGCCAGCACCGTTAAACTCCTTGAGCTTCTCTTCGGGCTTGCGGAGTGTCTTCTGTACACTAGCATGCTCACTGTAGCAAAGTAGGGTGGTGCCCTTGATGCCCAATGTCATGTTAGGTTCTGCTACATACTTACCCAGCTTCCGCGTCTTGGTGTTAAACACCCAGAGCTCGGTAGCTTCCAGGATCTTAGCAGGGTCGATGCTAACAATCTTAAAGCGGCTGTCATCCTTCTTGTATTTGAGCTTGCTGATAAGCTTCTCCTTGCTGGGAGCCTTCTTAACACGAGCCTTACGAGCAACTCGCTTGAGATTGGCATACGCATCGAGGTCAGCAAAAATCGCATCAAACCAAGCCAAATACTGCTTGATATCAGCCTTACTAAGGTGTCTGTAACCTTCTGCCAGGTCTTCTGGGCAGTTCTTGCTGGTAAGCATTGTAAACTCAGCCTGCATAGGCTCATAGTAGCTACGGATCTTACCGATATGAGCTTGTGCTACAGTGTTGGCTTTAAGCCATTCAAACACCTTGGGCAGTTCTTTACTAGGCTGTTCATCCAGCCATACTTCAAACTGACCGATGATGTCGCTGAGCTGCTCACGCATACGCTCCTGAATGCTGGGCGTATATACATTGGCTTTCTTCTTTTCTTCCTGCTTTTCTTCTCGCACAATTAACTTACCAGTTTTGGCAAGCTCTGCGAATTTGTTTTTATTATATTCTGTGCTCTTGTTATAGGCATCCTCGTCATTGAGGGCGCCGGCGCATGGGCCAAAATCTCCCTTTGCAAAGGGCTTGTCAGCGTACATGCTGGTCCAATAGCACCAGGCAGCAGTAGGCTGTGTATTCCACATATATTCTGGGTTCATAAGGATTGCCAGGGCAGTTGCTTTATCGTAAGCCTTACGCACATACCCTTTAACAATGGCCGAGCTATCCTTGCTCTCCACTTCAAGATGGAAATTCCTGAGGAATACCGAGTATCCACGGTCAGGGTTTACAGCGGCCGCACCAGTCTTACGGGTGCGGGCGACGGTTTTACGCTTGCGAGTCTTGATTGCCATAGTAGGCCTCCATACCTTCGATTAATCCCATTATATCAGCAATATCTAGATTGTCAACCGATTCGTTAGCTACGGTCTCAACCCATTCACGCTGAAATTCAGTAATGGGGATTTCTTTTCGAGTTTTAATATCTACAATCTTACCCATACTTAGCGCATTGCCAATACAATTAGTGTTGAGAAAAACAGGGCCCAGCCCAAACGGGGCATGATGTACCTGTAAGTTTCCACAATACTATATGCTAAATTACGCATTGTCAACCTCCTTAGTCGAGATAAACTCGGACCTGCCAGCAACCGTCGTAGTCGGGGTAAATCTTGCCGATACCGTGGCGCTCGATCCAGGACTTACAGGCACTGCGGCGGCCCGCAAACGTAACAGTGTAAACCGGTGCCAGATAGTTCGTTTCCACGTTCTTGCTCCTCATTTCCAACTTATACCGTATAATAGCACGGCATCCCAGATAGTCAACCATTCCTATAAAAAATAATCCGCAGAAATCTGCGATTCTTAAACCGCAGAAATCTGCGATTCTTAAACTATTGAAATATAACAAGAAAAAAATATCACTTTTTTAGTCAGAAACGGCTGACAAGACCTCCAAATGTGCTATTATGGTGTATAAGTTGGAAATGAGGAGCAAGCAATGAGCTACATTAACGCAAAGGACGTTCAGGCTATCCGTAAGGAACTCAAGATTGCGTTTCCTGGATATAAGTTTAACGTTCGCAAGGACAGACACACGTCTGTAGATGTTACCCTTGTTTCGGGTCCCATGGACTTCACTGACATCCTCCAAGGGCAGGACCACGGCGAGATCAACCCGTATCACCTGGGTAACTACGGCAAGCATCAGCAGATGTTCCAGACAATCGTGGACATTGTTAAGACTGCTCCTGCTCGTGGCGATGGGTACTGGGCTGGCAAGGGCTGGTACGATCGTTCAGACAGCCAGTCGGACTACTTCGACACTGCTTACTATTTCCGCATTTCAGTGGGTGACTGGGCAAAGCCCTACCAGCAGGTTACCAAGCGGACCACCACTAGCTCAGTGTATCAGAGCCGTAAGAGCCTCCGGGTTAAGATTCCCGCTCATATTAATGTAGAGGCTGCCAAGCAGGTTGCTAGCAAGGAAGTTACGGTGCAGGAACTGCTGGCTAGTGTCGGCATCGATGCCCGGGTACTGCTGGGAGAGGCAACGGCCAATATGCGAGTTGTTGCGTAGACATTTAAGTTCCTTTCATGTAAACTAAGCCAGCGCAAGCTGGCTTTTTTCTTATCTGGAAATTCAATAAATACTACATAACAAGGATTACTACATGCCACGACTATCTCTCTGGAAAGACGGTGCTCATACATTAGATTTTAAGTTCATGGACCGCCGAATACATGAAATGTATACAATTGGTGGCACTGGTATCCATGTTCACAAATATCTGGGATTGCTGGACCAAACTGGCACTGGGGATAACTCAGCTGAAGATCCGCTAGCCATACAAGATTTACTATTTTTAGAGAACCGCGATCGCAAGTATGATCAGGATATCTATAGTTTACGTGGTATATACAACGTTGCTGATACTGACTTTGATCTTAGCCAGTTTGGGCTGTTCTTGCAGAATGATACACTGTTTATAAGTTTCCATCTTAATGATATGGTAACTGCTCTAGGGCGTAAACTTATGGCTGGTGACGTATTAGAGTTGCCGCATTTAAAAGATTACTCAGGTCTAGATACAGAACTAGCAACAGCCCTTAAACGCTATTATGTGGTACAAGAGGGAACCCGTCCTAGCGAAGGGTATTCTCCTACCTGGTGGCCACATCTCTGGCGTGTTAAATGTACACCACTGGTAGACAGTCAGGAATACACAGACATTCTTAATAAGATTGAGGTAGATCAAAGCACTGGAGAATCCACAGGTGCTACACTACGCGACCTGTTAAGCACATATCAGAAAGAGCTGGAAGTAACAACCGCTATCGTTACAGAAGCTGAAACAAATCTACCCAAGAGTGGTTATGACACTAGTATGTTCTATACTACTCCAGCTGACTCGAACGGCAACCCATTAGAACCCGTTGGTCATACCACAGACGAAACCAGTATAACTACAGACACTGAGGTTATTGACAGCGACAGTACAAGAGTTACGCCGCAGGCCCCTGGCTACGATGGTTATCTAGTTGGTGACGGACTGGCACCAAATGGTTACCCAGTTACCGCTGCTACCGCTTTCCCAAGCACTGCTATTGAGGGCGACTATGTACTACGCTTGGACTTCTTGCCAAACAGACTTTTCCGTTATAACGGTTCGCGTTGGGTTAAGATTGAAGATAGCAGACGCACAAGCACAACACACGGTGCCGGCGCTACGTTGTTGGATGGATTTATTAATAATAGTAACACTACCACAACAGATGATAATCAGATCATATCACAGCGTCAGGGTCTAAGCCAGATACTTGGCGCACAGGAAGATGAGTAATGGCACAGACATTTTTCTACGATGAGCAGATAAGACGCTTCCTAGTACAGTTTATTCGTGCTTTCAGCAACTTTCAAGTTGAGTATGGCAAGGACAGGGACGGCAATACCACTCTTGTTACTGTTCCAGTTCGCTATGGTGATGCTACTCGTATGGTTTCCAGTATCATAAGAGAAAACAGCGAGAACAAAGTTATTCCAACTCCAATGATCAGTTGCTATGTTACTGGACTAGAGTTCAACAGAGATAGAATACAGGATCCTACATTTGTTGACAAGCGTCATATCCGTATGCGTAAGCTCGATCCGGACACTGGCGAATATACTACACAACAGGGCAATGCGTTTACAGTTGAGCGTGTGATGCCTGTTCCCTATACACTGAACTTAAATGTGGATATCTGGACCAGCAACACAAACCAGAAGCTACAGTTGTTAGAACAGATCTTAGTCTTGTTCAGACCCAGTTTGGAAATTCAGAGCACTGATAACTATCTGGATTGGACCAGTTTAAGTACTATTGAACTTGAGAATGTAAACTGGAGCAATCGCGCTATTCCAGTTGGCACAGACGATCAAATTGATATTGCTACATTGTCGTTTACCATTCCTATCTGGATTACACCACCTGCTAGAGTTAAGAAGCTTGGTGTTGTGCAGAAAATTGTAGCTAGTATATACGATGAGAGTGGTAGCATCAGCGATGGTGTTATAGATAATAACATGTTACTAGGAACTCGTATGAAGTTTTCTCCTATGAACTTTGGCGTGCTACTAGTAGGTAACGTATTACAAATCCTGGATAGGAATGAGACTGTAACAAATAAACTAGAGTATTCTCCAGAAAACGATCCTCCTGAGAAAGTAGGCACAGAAGATATAACCTGGAGAGCTGTTGTTAACCAGTACGGTGATCTTCAGGCTGGTATCAGTCAGGTAAGATTGGAAGTTGGCTCTGGGGAAGTTGTTGGTACAGTTGCTTATCATCCTACTGATGATTTTAAACTATTGTTTACTGTTGACGCTGATACAATCCCTACCAGTGACTTTGCTAGCGTGGACCGCATCATTGATCCACGTAAGAAGGCACCGGGCGTCGGATTGCCTGCTGCGGCAGCTGGACAGAGATATCTTATCCTTAAAGGCATTGGCAGTACTGAAAACACTGATGGACCTGATGCGTGGAAAAGTACAGCAGGCACTGATTTTATTGCTAATACGAATGACATTATAGAGTACGACGGAGTGCGTTGGAAAGTTTCATTTGACAGTAGTACTGATCAGGGTTTACACTATGTAGTGAATACCACTACAGGAATTCAATATAAATGGACAGGGTCAACTTGGGTAAAGAGCTACGAGGGAGAGTACAAGGCAGGGGACTGGGCTCTGGTAATATAAACCGGAGTGTAGGTGCCTTATTTTTTAGTACTGGTACAAAACGATGCTTATTCCTACTTAGGAAAGGCGACAGGTATGACAAGACCTGGGCGTTTGTTGGCGGTAAGGTTGAAACTGGCGAAGATTTAATGTCTGCTCTAGCTAGAGAAATAGTTGAGGAAATAGGATTCACACCCGATATTATCCGCAAAATACCTATAGAACGATTTACAAATGAACGTAAAGGGTTTGAGTACAACACATATGTTGCTATTGTTACTGATGAGTTTATACCAGAATTAAATGATGAGCATAGTGGGTACGCTTGGACCACCATGGATGCTTGGCCTAAGCCGCTTCACCCTGCGGTATTTGGTACACTTAGTACAGAAGAAATAATTAAAAAGATTGAAACAATAACAGATTTATTTTGTGACAGCACCAAGACTGGTTCTATTAATATAGCTTAAGAATTCTACCTGTTCGTAATTTTTTAACCATTTAAAGCTTTCTGGAATGTTTTGCTTTTTATTTGCAACAACTCGAATAAAATTTACTTCATCATAGGTTGTCATAACTTCAAGTAAATGCTCTTCTAACTTTTGGTTAGTTGCATCTACGTTTTCTATACGCTTATAGGATTTTTCCATTTCTGGATAGATATGCTGTTTTTCTATTGATTCATAAAAATCGAAACCTAACAAATAGACATCTTTGTGCCCATCAGCACAAGCAAGAGCAGCGCACAGTGCGCCGGCGCTGCGGCTTTTATAATAGGGATATAAATGAAAGTCGCCAGGATTCTCCATTATATTTTTAGGATTGCTAATTACAATATTATGTTTACTGTATCCTGATTTAACAATCAATCTGCAAATTTCAGGATTAACACAAATTAAAAAAGTTGGATTGAATTCTGTAAACAACATGTTTGAACCGTAGCTTTGTCCTACACTTTGAACTCCGCCGGATCCCCCTTTTTGTCCGTGTAAAAGACTGAGGTCCATTTTTTTTCTTGTGAACCCATTGCCTATTACATGAGCAATACCGTTATGCCCGGAATTATCTATAGTCTTAGGTACCCAGGTCATAGTATCTTCTCTACGACCCTGACGCCAACTAGTCACATTACTAACATTTTCACCTAGATAGTCCCCAGTATAAAACTTAGTGATTGACATTATACTACACCAACAACTATTTCAATAAGTTCTTCCTCAGAGGATATTTTGTTTACTAGTGACTTGCCAATTACACTGCCGTAACGTGGATCACCTTCTTCGCGCCAGGCTTCTGCACAACCTGGCACACTACTAGTAATCATTAGGTCGCCCTTGCGTACTGCACCAATGACTCTTACTGGAACACGGCCTTGAAGTGCAATATAAGGAGCATATTCAACAGTTTCTACTAAATCAGAGTTCATCATATAA